GTTTTCCTGATATAGATACACATTTTCAGTCTAGTGTAGATGAGTTTCCTATAACTACTTACCAGCAAGCAACAATAGATAAAGCATATAATTATATTAATAATTTTAATTGTGCAGTTGATATCGGTGCAAATATAGGATTACACTCTGTAAGATTTGCATCTAAATTTAATACTGTTTTTAGTTTTGAACCTGTTACTACAAACTTTGAATGTTTAATAAAAAATACTAGCACATTTAATAACGTAACTTGTTTTAAAAATGGCGTCGGCAATACTTCAAATATTTTAAATATAAAAATTCCTGCCAATAGTGTAAATTGCGGTGCTTATAGTTTTGTAGACTTTGAAGATTTTGATGATATCATTAAAGAAAAAATACAAATTGTAAGGTTAGATGATTTTGATCTCATTCCTAATTTAATAAAAATAGATACACAAGGATTCGAAGAAGAAGTATTACTTGGTGCAGTAAAGACTTTAAAATTGTATAGTCCTGTTATTATAATAGAAATTGAAAATAAGAAACAAAAAAACATCTTAGAAAAGATTTTAGATAATTTAAGCTATAGATTTATAGAAAATCATAGAAGAGATTACATATGGATGAAAAAATAGCAGTTTGATTATTTTTCAATATACTCATTAGTGTATAAACTGCACATATAAATATCTACATGAAAGTAGTTTTAGTCACAGGCGGCTTTGACCCGCTACACGCCGGACATATTGCATATTTTAAAGCAGCTCGACAATTAGGAGATAAACTGGTTGTCGGGGTTAACTCAGATGCATGGCTTACACGAAAAAAAGGTCGTCCCTTTATGCATGGGGGCGATCGTATATCTATCATACAAAATTTAAAAATGGTTGAACATTGTCTATTGTTTGATGACAATGACAATTCATCTAAAGAAGCAATTAAAAATGTAAGGATGATGTATCCAGATGCACACATTGTGTTTGCAAACGGCGGCGATAGAACATCAGAAAATATTCCAGAAATGGACATCCAAGATGAAAATCTTTCGTTTGAATTTGGAGTAGGCGGTACTGACAAAATGAATTCAAGTAGTTGGATACTTGATGAATGGAAAACACAAAAGACAGAACGCGATTGGGGCTACTGGCGTGTGCTAGATGACAAGCCAGAAAAAGGTTACAAAGTAAAAGAACTTGTAATCTATCCCGGTAAAAGTTTAAGCGATCAAAAACATTTTAAACGTTCAGAACAGTGGACAATACTAGAAGGTGTTTGTAAGATGGACACTGAATATAAAAATATAAAACATAGTATATTGTTAACTGCTACTACACAAACTTATGACATAGGTGTTGAAGTATGGCACCAAGCAAGCAATCCCGGAACAGAACCTACTCACATATTTGAAATACAACAAGGAAGCAAATGCGTGGAGGAAGACATTGAACGAAGAAGTTAAACCACTAAAAATCTTTATCGGTTGGGACAGCCGCGAAGACATTGCTTATCAAGCATGTAAACAAAGCATATTAGATCACGCTAGTGTTCCTGTAGAAATTGTCCCACTAAAGCAAAAAGATTTAAAAAAACAAGAGTTGTATTGGAGAGACAAGGATAAACTTGCAAGTACAGAATTTACATTTACTCGCTTTCTTGTTCCTGAACTCACAGAATTTAGTGGGTGGGCATTGTTTATCGATTGTGATTTTATTGCACTAGATGATGTCAAAAACTTATTTGATCAGTCTGATGACAAATATGCAGTAATGTGCGCACAACACGATTATACCCCTAAAGAAGTTACTAAGATGGACGGCAAAGCACAAACAGTATATCCTAGAAAAAATTGGTCAAGTATGATGTTGATTAATTGCAGCCATCCTAGTAATAAAAAATTAACCAAAGATATAATTAACTCTGACACTGTTACAGGTGCATACCTGCATCGATTTAGTTGGCTTACTGATAAAGAAATTGGTAAAATTAGTCACGAATGGAATTGGTTAGTAGGTTGGTACAAAGAACCTAGAGACGGCAAACCTAAATTCTTGCATTATACTGAAGGCGGTCCTTGGTTTGACGAATACTACGATTGCGAATATGCTAGTGAATACTATCGTGCGGAAAGAAAATATCTTAATAATATAATTGATATTCAACGAGAAAATATAGTAAGTCTTAAACGAGAACCTAGAATTATAGAACACCTAACACTAGCAGATCATTTAAAAGAACCTATACAAGCATTAACATATGCGTCAATTGATCCAGAAGGCAAGTATTACGGATATACAGAGGAACAAGCAATGAAAATTATACAAAACAAATTTGCCGAAGGCAAATTGTCTAAAGCCGCAGCAATAGATAGCGAAGGCGGAATTAATTATATCGGTAAAGGTTTAAAATACGACGAGTACTTGCAAGCGTTTATGTTAGGGTGTAATGGCAGACTAAGTGACTGGAACAGTGAAGAAAGTAAACGCAATCCATTAATTATTAGAGGTCTAGGCGGTGGTAGTCGCAAAGCCATACAACATTGCTGGGAAACTGACAGAAACTTCTATGCAATTGATACAGGGTACTTCGGTAATGCAGGCAGCAAGACAAAAATTTGGCATAGGGTAACAAAAAATGCACTACAACAAACTGGACCTATTGTTGAACGAGACGATGCTAGATTACCTAAATTTAAATATAGGAAGTTTAAACACGGTTCTAAAATACTACTAGTTCCGCCTAGTGACAAAGTGATGAGATTGTTTGGGCAACCTGATCCGGAAATTTGGGTAGAAAACGTAAAACAAGAATTAAGAAAACATACGGATCGCCCTATTGAAATAAGACTAAAACCCAATAGAAGTGAACGCATCTCAACTAAGCCGTTAGAAGCAGCATTAGATGATAATGTACATTGTTTAGTAACATATAATAGTATTGCTGCATTAGAATCACTAGTGTACGGTGTTCCTGCAATTGCATTAGGGCCTAACTGTGCAACATCATTGTGTAATACAGAGCTATCAGAAGTTAACAATCTTAATCGTCCTACAGAAGATGAGATGTATACACTAATGAAACACCTCAGCTATTGTCAGTTTACTCGTGACGAAATGATGAATGGATATGCTTGGAGCATAGTTAATGAAGGTAGTTAGTTATTATAATGTTGTTCCTAGGGTAAACAAAAGTCAAGAAAAATTTGACATACTTACAAAGTTTATTCAAGGAGTAAATGCTGCTGGCGATACTGGTATATTATATACTGGTAATGATGTTGTTGACGCCGATGTAGGTGTAATACAAGGTTGGCAGCATCAACAAGGTAAAGCTGGGACACATTTACAATTAAGACAAAAAGTTATAGATACACAAATTAGATCTAACAAGCGTGTATGTGTTGCTGATGCAAACTTATTTTTGTATGCAAATAAGACTAATCAGCCTCATCATTATTTACGATATAGTTACAACGGTGTGTTTCCTAATACTGGCGTATACTTTGACGACACTCCCGATCCTCGTAGATGGCAACAGATTAGCCGTGATACTGGAATTACTTTAGAGCCTCAAAGAACAAAAGGTAAAAATATTGTTATATGTTTGCAGCGTCATGGCGGTTGGAGTATGGGTAGAATCTCAGTAGTAGACTGGACAGTAAAAACTATTCAAGATCTAAAACAACATACAGATAGAATTATTGTATTACGTCCGCACCCCAAAGATAATAAAGCAATAAAAACTTATCTTCCACAACTGCAACAAATATTTAAAAACGATCCGCAAGTAAAGATATCAAATCAAAATACTCCGTTAGAAGTAGATTTAAATAAAGCATGGGCAGTAGTTAATCACAACAGTAGTGCTATAGTAGGACCTGTTATACAAGGTTACCATGCATTTATTACAGACCCGGAAAAAAGTCAATGTGCAGATGTATCGCATGTAGGATTTGAAAATATAGAATCTCCGCAAGAGTTTGATAGACAAAAGTGGTTAGAAAGAATTAGTATGTTTCACTGGAAGTTTAGTGAACTTGAAGACGGCACTGCGTGGCGTCACATGAGAGAATATGTATGATAAAAATGTACGGCTGGTGGGGTCCTAGTAAACCTTATTTTGACTGGGGCAATGGTTTAGAACGTCACGGTGATGTCTTTACTATGCTAAACGGAGATCTTGACCCTAGTCTTGTAGCAAATGCTGATTGCTTCTATCAAACAAATATGATAAAGCCTAAATTCTTTGATGCTAAAAATAAAACAATTCGCGGTGACAAATATCTTTACATGAAAGAGTCAGGCAAACCTACTATAGTATCGGAAACTACTCCGTTCAGGCAGTATGGCGGATATATGAGATTTGGCTGGCATAGTTACGGATGGACTGATGCTAACTGTAACAACGATAATGTAGGTCCAGAACGATGGAACAAGTTTGAAAAAAGAACTGGAATAACATTTAAAGATTGGCACAGTCCAGGAGACTATGTACTATTAATGGGGCAAAAAGAAGGCGACAGTGCTTTAATAAATCTTTTTAATCAAGGTAAGAATTTCCATCAATGGGTACTAGAAACTATTATTAAAATACGCAAACACACAGACAGACCTATTGTATTTAGGCCTCATCCAAGAACTGCAATTAGGGGTGTTAAATTATTAGAAAGACTTATTGAAAAGGAAAATCTTTCTAATGTTAGAATCACACAAAATTTAACAATAGGCGGAAATCAAGGCGGCGAAGGATTAAATAATGATCTCAATAATGCTTACTGTGTAGTAACTTACAATAGTCTTAGTGGTGTAGAATCTGTTATTAACGGCATACCTGTATTTGCACTAGATGATGCGAGTATGGTTTATCCTGTTGCATACAAAGATTTAAGTAAAATTGAAAATTTAAACTACAATATAGACTTGCAAGATTGGAAGAACAAGATTGCTTATACTATGTGGAACAAACATGAAGTTAGCTCAGGTGAGTGCTGGGGACATTTAAAGGAGGTATATTTTAAATGAAAATTGAATTCGGATGTGGAGAAAAGCCTACTAAAGAAGGATTTAAGACTTGTGATATAAGAGATTTGCCTGGCATTGATTTTGTTTGTCCATCTTGGGAAATAGATAAGCACGTTGAAAAAAGTTCAGTGGACGAAATCTTTAGCAGACATTTCTTTAAACATTTAACATTTATGCAAGGCGAAAAACAATTAGAAGTATGGCATGATATTTTAAAACCTAATGGGGTTTGCGAAATGATGTTACCTAACATGACGTATCATATTCAACAATGGATTAATAGATCTAACGAAAGAGAAATTAGTCATGCAATAGCAGGATTCTGGGGATGGCAAAGAGGAACATTTGACGAAGTATGGGATGTTCATAAGAGTGGTTATGACAAAGAGTTGTTAACTAAACTAGTAGAAAAGCAAGGGTTTGTAAATATACAAAGTCTTGCTAAACCTAAATCAAAACATTTACATTTAAGATTTTATAAAAAATAATCCGTTTGTTTTCACAAACTGTTTCTTAATCTGATTAGCAAATTTCCCTTCAGTATTCATAGTTGATACTTCTCTAATCTTGTTAGTATATTCAGGACTATGATTAAATCCGTAATCTTTAAATATATCAATCCAATATTCTGCTGGCTTTAAGTTTACATGATGGTGTCCTGGTTTTTCGCTGTATATCATAACTACATACTTTGATCTTTGAAAATCTTTTATATAATTAGGAATATATTTCTCTTCTACATGTTCAACAAATTCGCAACTCCAAGACATGTCGAACTTTTGATCAAATACTGTAGGTCCTGATGTATAATCATGTATAATAAAATTATTTCCTTTTCTAGGTACTGTAAAGTCTCCGTCGATGCCCACTGACTCTAATCCCATTTCTTCTGCTAGGTTTACCATGCCTCCTGGGCCACAACCTATATCTATAAAAGATTTAAGATTAAATTCTTTGATCATAAAGTTAAGAACACCTTCGTCTAAATGAGTCCTATTTTTATGTCCGCCTAAATGATTTGATAATAAATTCATTTCCAGTACTCCTCGGTTCTATTAACCATTATATCAGACTTCTTGCTCTTGCCTTGATCCTTGCGTCCACCCTTCATGTGATCTATCCATTTACCTAGTGGACCGTTAATTAACGGATGTCCGCCGCCGCCTGTTATTGCTTCTTTAAGATACATGTCTGCACTATAATCGTGTGATGGAAATTCTCTATACTTTTGTAGTAGCACACCAAATACATAACTGTCATGCCATTCTTCTAGTGTAAAGATTCCAGTTTCGGCTTCTTCATACATACGTTCAAAATCTTTTAGAAAACTATGACACACAGGATGATTTAAATTCATACCATAGAATCCGCACTCGGGCCATGTCTGGCTTCCTTTGCCTCTACCAACATATGTAATATAAGCGTTCTCAGGAAGCAATTCTTTGAACTGTTCATAACTCCAATCGCTATGTACAAACGTATCCGCATCCATCCATACACACCAGCCTTTACTGCGTTCACAGGCGTCATACACAGCGTATGTCTTATTAGCAAATCTTACTGCATCCCATTTAAACTCTTTACTCCAATCGCGACGTGTGTGACGCTGTGGCTCCTTACTAACATCGCCGTTGGCTTTAGGAACATCTTTCCATCGTTCCTTAAATGAATTTAGTTTAGGTAATACTTGCTTTGCATCTAGTATTTCTATTCTACTTGGATCAGGATTAACTGGCTTACAATCTTCTGCATACACTAATAGTTTAATTCGTTTATCGACTTTTGCAGCAAAACTATCTAAAAATCTTTGGCCATACTTTGTTAATCCTGCTAGATGAAATGTTGTAACCACTGTTATTACTGACATGATGTTCCTCTGTTAAATATGTTATATGGTATTTAACAGATGAAATTTAGTTTATGGACACAATATGGCGCACTTAATAGCAAGCCAGTGTTTGATGCATTTGCACATAGTTGTATAAAAGCAGGACATAGTGTTGTATACAATGATTATAATGCCGATGTTAATGTTATTTGGAGTGTCTTGTTTAATGGACGTATGGCACAAAACAAACACATATGGGAACAAAAGAAACCTACTATAGTACTAGAAGTAGGCGGCATACAACGAGGAACAACTTGGAAGGTAGGACTAAATGGAATCAACAGAGATGCTTACTTTGGTGAGCAAAACAATGATAGGTCTCGGGCTGATCACTTGGGATTGGTTTGTAAACCTTGGCGATCCAACGGCGATTTTATTCTAATATGTGGACAACACGATAAGAGTCTACAGTGGCAACACATGCCTCGAATGAGTAACTGGTTATTAGACACTGTAAAAACAATACAAAAACATACTGATAGACCTATCGTATTTCGCCCACATCCTCGATGTCCATTACCGGATATTGAGAAAGAATTTAAAAACGTATATCGGCAAGTTCCAAACAAACTAGCAGGAACGTATGACGACTTTGATATGAAGTTTGATAATATACACACTACTGTAAGCTACTCTAGTAACCCGGGTGTGCATAGTATCATTAACGGTGTTCCAGCGTTTGTAGGCACCAGCTCGTTAGCGTATGAGGTTGGCAACAACATAGACTTCCTACACAATATAGATACTCCGCTCATGCCTGATCGAACACAGTGGCTTAACGACTACGCACACACTGAATATACCGTGGAAGAAATTTCACAAGGCATTCCACTTAACCACTTGACAGATAAGCTGTAATACGTTATACTACTAGTATGACTGAGAAAACAATTGAATCATATCTTGAATTATTAACTGGGTTTGACGGTAATGAAACCTTCACAATCCAGCCTAGTGATTTTACCATACTCAATAGTATTGCACGACAAGTGCATAAAGGAGTCGGGTTAACTGATAGACAGTATGAAGTAGTAAAAGAAAAACTACTATCCTATGCTGATCAATTTACAGCATTAGAATATCCAATACACGAAGCAATCAAAAATACTCGTATACCTATTAGGCATATCGATAGGGCTCGATGGATTCGCACAGCCTTAATTAAAGATCAATTATATATCGGTGTTCGATTTACATTCAATAAAAAATTAATATCAGCGATAGAAGTTCTTTCTAACATAGAAGAAAGAGGACTATATAACACCGTTGAAAAAATACATTATTTTATTTTTACCGAAATTAATCTACATAAAGTAATAAATGAATTAAAAGATAAAAGTTTTGAAATAGAGTTAGAACTACAAGAAAGATACAATTTATTGGAAATGATGCATAACAACAAAAACAATTATATTCCCGGTATATACGGACTTAAATTACAAAACTTACACACTAAAGCAATAGATTATATGATATCGTCTGTCGGAAATCCTGATGTTGATAATCTAGCACTGTATAAAGATAGAAGCCAACTATTTGGTATTAAACATTTTGACGAAGGTGATTTAAATAGCAGCATTAATAAACTAACAACACTTAGTCAAAAAATTGTAAAAAGAACACGCCCGCTTATATTAGTTAACAATACTGAACATACATTTGATAGAGTAGCAGAGTCTCTACTAGAACTTAATAGATATCCTTTATTGGTTTGTTTGAATGACGGCAATGATTTTAGTAGTTTACAAACAGTGCATTATAGTTTTAGAAATATTTTTGGCAACAATGACTTCTGTACACTCTACAGAAAAGAAAATGATGTTGCAGAAAATATTGAATTTAATCAATATATTAAAGACAATAATCTGAACAATCCTCTTGCAATTAATTCTAAAATAGTGTATACTAATATTAATAAGATGTCAAAGACATTACTAAAATCTAGTTGGCGTCCTCAGGCAGCTATACTAATGGGGAGTATTCGTTCTACTAAGATGGATACATATTTACAAGAATTAGATTTAGTTATTCATTATGACACTGATATTAGTCCGTTTAAAAAATACAGTACACCACAAGTAATAGAGAAAATTTAATGGCAAGTTGCAGATTAATTATTGAAGACGAAGTCAATATTAAGCTAGAAGGCTTAGAGGTAGACGTTCGACGTAAAATTGCAAACGCATTAAAGTTTGAAGTGCCATATGCAAAGCACATGCCTCAGTATAAACTAGGACGATGGGACGGTAAAGTTGCTTTCTTTGGTATTGGCGGCTCAGGCTATGTTAATCACCTTGATGTTGTTTGTGATATTTTACAAAAAAATAATGTCGAAATTGTAGACATCCAAGACAATAGGCATCCTATTACTTTAAACTTTACTCCAGTAACAGAAAGCTACTGGGCTGATCAAGATGTGCGTTGGCCTAAAGGACACCCAGCAGAAGGTGAGCTTATTATGTTGCGTGATTATCAAGTAGAAGCAATTAATAATTTCCTTGCTAATCCACAGAGTCTGCAACAGATTGCAACTGGAGCAGGTAAATGTCGAACTTATGATTCTACAATGGATATAGATGTAGGTAATTCTGAGTTTGCTGAATATTTGCTAAATAATAGTAAGAAATAGCAACTGGAGCAATTCTATGAACGTAGCAACTTTTTGTAAAACATATCAGCGAAAAATGTGGAAGTCGATGATTACTAGGAAAAAATTAGATTTCACTTTATTGGATGTAATAACGTTGAATAATGAGCAACTTTATTACATACCGTATAATGGATATCATAAATTTACAGTAAGTACTTCACAATGCTTAAAGTGTAATGCAGCGCTAGTTATCGGATTTAGAAAAGATGAGTTTATAGTATCAACATGCAAATGTTCAGCAGATAACAAGAATTATGCTACTTTAGAAAAGTTATCAACTGTATTTCCTGTAAGTGAAGCAAATGACGTATTATCATCATTTGCAGAGCGAAAAACACGGAATTTACAAAATGTACTAACTCATTGGACATCGCGCGGACATACTCACGAGGACGCAGTACAATTAGTGTCAGACGTACAAGCGAGTCGATCGTCACTGTCACCTGCTGCACAGAAAGGTGCACGGGGGTATTCGATGAGAACCCCCGAATACTGGATTAAGCAAGGGTATTCTAAATCAGACGCTGTGCAGAAAGTAAGTAATCTTCAAGTTACAAACGGCTTAGAGTTTTATGTTAACAGATATGGCACTGATGAAGGCAAAGTACAGTACGATAAGCGAATGACAGAATGGTTAACATCATACACTCGTGCTATGGAACTAGATCCTACAATTAATGAAAGAAAAATGGTCGGGTTTTGCAAAGCATCAAAAGAGTCGTTAACCGTGTTAATGCCAGTCTATGAAAAGTATAACGATAAAATTCGTATATACTTAGGCATTGACGGAAATACTGAATATTTTTTGCGCGACGACGATAGTATACGATTTTATGATTTTACGATACCCGAGCTTAAAATAATTGTTGAGTTTAATGGATCTAAGTTCCATGCTAATGCAGAGTTATTATCTGAGCAACAACTGCTAGAATGGAAGAGCTTATTTTCAAATGAATCAGCAGACTTGGTTATTGCAAAGGATACTGTAAAGCGAAAAATAGCAGAATGTCACGGATACACATTGTTAACAATTTGGGATACTGACGACGTTGACCAAGCAATTACTAAAATTACAAATTTAATAGAAGAAAAACTTAATGAAATTTAACATACCAATAGGGGAACTAGCAGAGTCGATTGCGGAGTACAAAGGAGTACTATTAAACGATAACTGCGAAATTAATATTAAAGATCTTGATTGTAAAGTTAATACACCATCAGGAACTGCTACTATTAATATTATAATTAAAAAAGAAAAGTTAGAAGGCATAAAACTATTACTTGCAAATGGTGTAGAAATAAAGTGTGCTAATAAGCATATATTAAGATATAATAATGCAGACGTATTTGCAGATTCATTAGCAATTGGCGACTCGGTAGAAACTATTAACGGGAATGTTAAGGTTAGTAGTATTAACAATATTGACGATACTACATTTTACGATATCGGAATAGATGCACCGTACTTATATTATGATGCAGACGGAGTATTACATCATAATACAATTACCACAGCAACTCTAAGTCATATAACTGAGCCTTACGGACGTAGCATAGTTATTGTTCCTAACAAGTCGTTAGTAGAACAAACAGAAGAAGACTATGTTAACTGTGGGCTCGACGTTGGTGTGTACTTCGGCGACAGGAAGATGCTAGGTAAGACTCACACAATTTGTACTTGGCAAAGTTTAAATATACTTGACAAGAAAAACAAGGACGGCACAGCAGCACTAAGTCTTGCAGAGTTCTTAGAAGAGGTATCTACAATCATTGTTGACGAATGTTTTGATGGCAACACTCTTATCACAACACCAAGTGGTCAAGTGCCTATTAAAGATTTAAAGGCGGGCGACAAAGTAATTAATCTATGTGAAAAAACAAAACAATACAAAGAAGATACAGTAGTTAAAGTTCATAAAAACTTAACACATAGTCAAAGTGAAAAAATGCTAGAGATAGAGTTTGACAACGGCATAAAAACTAAAGTTACTGCTAACCATAAATTTTTAACAGACAATGGCTGGGTTAGAGCAGACCAATTAACTGAAGATTTAGAAATTATTGACATAAATACATATAGCTAAAGGAGAAGTATTTATGGCAAAACAATTTGATATAGAAAACTTTAATAAAGTTTTAAAAATAAATCATCAAAAACTGCAAGCAGAAAAAATAACTGGTAAAAAAGTTATTCTATCAAATGGATTAATCCTTGAGTCTGAGAGAGACGTGCGTCTTTGCAAGAAACGAGTAATGTCAGGAGATAATGTTTGGAAAGAAAATTTTGACATACTTTACAGTATCAATAGTGATGACAGAGAATTGGCCGAAAAAAAGTGTAGATCCTTGACTTCTGTGCAAGGCGGAATCAAATGCCAAGAAAAGCATGGAAAAAAAATTAAATCTAACCTAAATACAGGAACGCCATGGAATAAAGATATGAAGGGAAACTATCCTTATTCTTATCCGCATTCAGCTGAAACAAAAGAAAAGATAAGTGTTGCTAATACTGGCACAAAAAACGGCATGTACGGAACAATGATGACCGCAGAACAAAAAGAATATAGAAGTAACTTAATGAAAGAAAAAATTCTTTCAGGAGAGTTTACTCCAAATTCTAATAATAGAAATACTCATTGGGATTCGTATTATAAAAATAAAAAATATAGAAGCAGCTGGGAATCACTTTATCAATATTTCGATCCTGATGCCGAGTATGAAACTTTAAGAATACCTTATGTTTTTGAATGTAAAGAACATATTTACATAATAGATTTTGTTAATCATAAAACTAAAACTGCAATTGAAGTAAAACCTAGAGAACTTTTTAATGACCAAAAAACACAAACTAAAATATCTACCGCCGAAGAGTGGTGCAATGCTAATGGATATAATTTAGTATTAGCAGATAAAGAATATTTTATAACTCGGCCAATGCCTGATGATTTGACCGAATTTGATACTAAAACACAAAATAAAATTAGGAAACTTTATGAAGTTAATCAGTAAAAAAGAAATCGAAAAGCCACACGAAACTTATAATCTTCATGTAGAAACGGACCATAACTATATTGCAAATGATGTTGTAGTTTCAAACTGTCACATGGCCAAAGCAGAAGTACTAAAGAACTTACTTACACGCAACTTAAAGAACGCTCCGATTCGTTGGGGACTAACTGGCACAGTGCCTAGAGAGAAGTTTGAGTTTGAAAGTATTCACGCAAGCTTAGGTCCAGTAGTTGGAAGCATTACAGCAAAGTCGTTACAGGATCAAGGAGTACTATCAGCGTGTCATGTTAATGTATGTCAGCTGATTGATGTTGTAGCACATTCGGACTATCAAGGTGAACTAAAATACTTAACATCAGATCCAGCACGTTTAGCATACATTGCGAGTATGATGAATAACGTATCACAAACAGGCAACACACTAATCTTAGTAGACAGGATTAGTGCAGGACAAACACTGGCAGAACTTATACCCGGCAGCACTTTCGTAAGTGGTGCAGTTAAAGTAAAAGACAGGAAGGAAACATATGATACAATTCGCGAGGGGACTAACGAAGTTATTATTGCAACATATGGTGTCGCAGCGGTGGGCCTTAATATCCCTCGCATTTTTAATCTTGTACTCTTGGAGCCTGGCAAATCATTTGTAAGAGTAATACAAAGTATTGGTAGAGGCGTTCGTAAGGCAAAAGACAAAGACTTCGTACAAATTTGGGACTTGACATCAACATGCAAGTTTGCGAAGCGACACTTAACTCAACGTAAGAAATTTTACAAAGAAGCTGAGTACCCATTTACAATTGAGAAAGTGGACTGGAATTAAATTATGAGAATATTAACATTAGAAAATGAGTGTTTTAACTTAGATGACTTACCCGAAACAATAGAAGATGATGTACGCTTTAGTGTACTAGATAATAGTAACCCTAAAGAACCTGACTTCTTTTTTGTTCCGTTAATTTTCTTAGAATCATTCAGCGCACCTGCAATGGTGTTGGATATTGGCGGGCATGAAGTAACAATGCCAGTTGATTGGAGTGTTGCAGTTGGGTGTTCCGAAAGCGGAATGGATCTAGAAGT